TGCTTGATACCAACACACTCCTATTAAAATTAATATTACTATTTCTATAAATATAGTTAAAACTATCATCTATTTTTCCTCTCTTTCTCTATATTCTCCATAAATTTCAAGTTCTTTCATTTTTAATTCTTTTTCAATATTTCTTTTTTCGCTAATCAAACATGGTATTGCTATTGAAATAATTATTGCAATAATTAAAATAGCTACAAATATTGAAACAAGTAATGTTGCTTTAAAATCTTCATCCATATCTAATTTTCCTCGCTTTCTTTTATTAGTTCTTGTAGAATCTTATTTAAAACTACTATTGCATATTTATTAAATTCAATTTCCGCTTCTTCTTTAGCTGTTTTACTCCTTAACATAGTTATATTTTCTATGTCTAATATATTTTTTTCATGATGTTTTCTTTCTTTTTCTATCTTGTCCTTTACTTCTTTTTTCGAAATATAATCATCTCTTAGAATCTTATTTAGCATTTCTGGAGAACATATTTTATTAATTGTGTTTTCAAAATACCACTTTCTTACTTCTTTTAATTTTTCATTCTCTTTTTGTAACTTTTCTATTAAATTTGACATTAAAACACATTCTATATAACTTAATCTATCTTCATTTGTTATTTTTTCATTGTTAAAATCTTTTAAATATAATCTTTCAAATTTTTTTACAATTTCTCTTTCTTCCTCGTTCATTTATTCCTCGCTTCCTTTAATTCATGAATATTATTTTTATATGATATATTTTGTTGTCTTAACAATTCATTTTCTTTTAATACTCTTTTATAATCTGATAAAATATGTTCTATTGATTTGCATAAATCTTCATCAAAAAATGCGTAACATCCAACTTCTTCAAATGATCTTCTTGTGTTTTTTATTTCATTTTCAACAAATGTTATTTCTTCTATACTATTTTCCACTATTTGCCTCCCATTTGTCATAAAAACAGATTATATTTTGTATGCATATATCTACCATTACCATACTTTCTCCATCTCTATTTCTTAATTTCTCAATACTTTGTTTCATCTTTTTCAAGGTTTCCTCTGCACTATTTTCTTCGTTTATATAATCTTCTAATTCTTTGATTTCAGCTTCTACTTCTGAAATTTCTTCTCTTATGTCTAAATCATCAGCATTACATTCTAATCTAGCATCTTGTATTCTATGTAATTCTTCTAATCTCTCTTGCAATTCTTCTATTTTATTTTCTTTCACTATTCCTCTCCCCCATCATCTTCAATAAAAACATATTCTTCTATTTTATTGCCACAATGTGGACAAAATTTAATTCCTGATGTTTTAATATCATCTCCACATTCATTCCAGAAAAATTCAAATTTGCAATTTGAACACCTCCAAATATTTGATTCTATTTCATCTTGCTGTAATAAATATATCTTTTTATCTGCTGTTTTTTCTTTCACTATGTATTACTCCTTTCTAAATCATAAATTTTGTTTTATCATTTAACATTTTAACAATTCCTTTAATAATATCTTTAACTATTTCGCTTTGTTTATTATGGCAAATTGAATATTCCTTTATATTAATTTTATCAAATTCAATATTAACATCATTCATATAATTTGTTATTAATGTTTGTACTTCTTCTGGATGCAATGTTTTTACCTCGTGTATTATAGAAAATCTACGGATTAATGCTTCATCTATCATATCTTTACGATTAGTAGCTCCTATTACAATTATTTCATTATCTAATAAATCAAATGATTGCATAAGGCTTATTACAACCCTTGACATTTCTCCTAAATCTTCTTTACCTCTTTTTATTCCTATTGCATCTATTTCATCTAACATAAGTACACATTTTTGTTTTGAAACATATTCAAAAACTTTATCAATATTTTTACTTGTTCCTCCTAATAAAGAAGTTATACATTGTGAAAAATTTAAATAAGCAAATGGCAACCCCAATTTATATGCAACATATTTTCCAAAAGTTGTTTTCCCTGTACCTGTTTCTCCGTATAATAATGTAGTGTTTAAATATCTTATTCCAAGTTGTTTTAATTTTTTATTAGTATTATTAGTCATCTCTATTTGTTTAAAAATTCTTTTTTCTTTATCTGTTATAAAATATCTATTTTCATTAAAAGAAGCACTTACATCTTCCATTTTTAAAATTCCTTTTATATCATAAGGTAATTCTATAAAATTAGGTTGTGTTTCAAGTTCTTTTTTCATATAATCACAAAAAGACTTGTTACTTGCAGCATTTTCATTTTCTAGTATAACTTTTACATAAGATTTTGCTTTTGATAAATCGTTATTGACTACACTTCTAATTAAATTTTTTACATTTTCATTTAATGCCATATCTTATTTACTCCTCTCCAACTCTGTTAAAATTCTATCAATAGCATAGCAATAAGGATAATTTCTATTCCCCATACCTTTTAAAGTATTTGACCAATTTTTTAATAAACTTTTATTATATTCTAAATCGTCATTATATTGCTTATGCTCTATATAATATTTATACCAATATTCGCTTTTTTCTGTTGAGGTCATTGTTTTATCTAATATTTCAGTTATAGCTTCTTTTAACTTTCTATCTTCATTATCTAGTTCGTGATTTGTTGTCATAACCCAATAGTTTTGTAAAGTATTTTTTGTTTCCTTAGATATTTCCTCTTTACTCATATCTTATTTACTCCTTTACTTTAAAAATAAATTTATGTTGAATTTTATCTTCTGTAAATTCTAGTTTTAGTTCTGATCTTTGTATAAAATAATTCATGGGTATTTCTATTTCTCCATTGCAATATTTTTTTACTACATAAATCAAAGCTTTATATAAATCTAAATCTCTTGTTATTGTCATTATTTTTCTATATTCGTTATTATCTTTTTTTAGTTTTTCATTCTCTTGCTTTAATTTTTTATTTTGAAACATATCTATTCACCTCCTACTAACTCAATATCTTCGTAGATATTTCCAATTACTTCAAATGTTGTATTGCAAAAATGTGGAAACGCTGTTAATTCTTTATTTTTTGAAAACATTACTCCAAATATTCCATTTTTAAATTCTACTTTGCATATTTTTTCAATATTATTATTTACAATTATTCTTATGATATCTCCCTCATATATTTCTTTTCCGTTTTTATCGTGTAGTCCTGTGTATTCCATTAATTCAACTTTATCAGTAACATCTTCATATTCAAAATCTTCGTAATCATCATAATTGCTATCTTTCTTGAAAACTTGTTTTAGTTGCAGAATAAATGGATAATTATATAAATAATCTTCATCATCAAAATATGTCATTTTTTCAACTTCTTTATCGTATACTCTGAACTTTATCTCTCTATTCATCTTCTCCTCCTACTTTATACAAATTCGCTATCAAATCCTAATGCTGAAAATATTTCATTTAATAAATAATATCCATATTCATTGAAATCTACAGAATCACCACATATATCCTGTTCCCAATCTTCTTTTTTACAAACTGTAACACAATCATTATCTATAAGAATTTTATATTTATCTTTATTCTTTAATAATGTTAAGAATAATTGTTTATCATCTAACTTTTTTAAGTCTTCAAATTTTGGATTTTCACAACTTTCCTCTATATTATTTCTTATTTCTGAACAATCATTTTGTTTCATATTAAAATTACTTCCTTTTCTTCTTTATACAAGCCATCATCTACACCATTTAATTTTCGTGTTGCTATTAATTCTTCATCATCGATTACATCTGCCATGTATTTTCTCCTTTCATTTTATCTAAATATGTACACCCTACTGCATATGCACTAAAAAAATATTTTTTCAAAATCCCATTTTTTTCTATATCTTTCATATGCCAATTTATATTTAACTTCATATTGTTTACACCATTCTATCAATGTTTTACATTCTCCATTATGTTCTATTCTTATTGTATTGCTTCTATTTCTAACTTGCATTGTTCTACTTTTCCATTTACAATTATTAGGTTCATAATTTCCATTATTGTTTACCCTATCAATTTCTAATTCATCATTATACCCGTTTTTTAGAGCCCAATTTTTAAAATTAGCAAAATCATTTCTCCATTCTTCACATACCTTTATCCCTCTTCCTCCATATCTATCATAATGCTCATATTTTGTAGAATAACATCTTTTTTTCATTCCACACCATATATTATATAATCTTGTATGTCTATAGCCATGCTTCGTATTAACCTTTTTTATATTTTCTAAGGCTAAACACCCACAACTTCGAGCTCTCCCTTTGATTAAATTATAAGATGTAGTTTTAGTCTTATTTCCACAATCACATATGCAATTCCACGTTGTGTTATGTCCACAATTTTGAGCCCTACTAATTACCAATAATCTTCCAAATTTCATTCCTTTTAAATCTTTATATCTATTCATTATAAATTCCTTTCACTTTATCAACATAAGTAACGCCGTGTTGCATATGCAGCCCAGATATCTGCTTTAAAACCATAAAACCAACCTGGATTCTTCTTAGTTCCTACTACACCAAATCTATCTATTAATGCTTGTCTAATGTTACTATCTTTTGCTCTCATAGAATGACACAAGTTCATTTTTTCTTCTTTTCTGTATATAAATTTATAATCTTTATCGTATA